CTTGTCTTAACAAAACATATGAATATTTAACCTTATTTACAAACCAATTAGATATTATTCCTCCAAATGTATCCTCTTTACTTTCCATAGAATAAGGGAAACCATATTTAAACATACCACTAAAATATTTATTTTCAAATAATTTACTCTCGGTAAAATCAATAGGAGCACCACAACTACCACCTCCCGTATTCTTTTTCTCAGGGGCCTTTTTACTAGACTCTTTACCTGATGTTAAAAATGAAAATATTGCGGGTAGTTTAATTCCTTTTTTGGTTTCATTAACATATGGTCTTTGAGTTGGTTCACTTGGAAAAAATAAATCTAAATTTATTCTAGTAAAATAGACGAAATTTGCTCCTAATAATCCTACTATTAAAATATGTATAAATATTTGAAGCACTTTCATACCAAATAAACCCCATTCATTTCCTTTGGAACCTGTGCTTTCAGATGTTTCGGTATTTTCGGTATTTTCGGTATTTTCTGTTTTTTCTGTTTCAGTAGAACTCATATATATATTTAATAAATATAATTATAATAATTTATTCGTATATAATAAGAATATGTCTAATAAATCAAAAACATTATATATATGGGATGGAGGTGTTTTCTCACCACCTACTCGAGCAGTAGGTAAATTAGCATTTAATATGGCAACTTATTTATCCTCTAAATTTGATAATAAATATAATATAGAATACCATTTCGTTCCTACAAATAAATACTATAATAAACCTTGGGTAAGATGCGTAGAAGAAGATGATAGATTACATATGTTAAGAAATTTAGTAGAATTTATTAATAAAAATTACAATGTTCCCTCTAATATTAAATTTATAGTTAACGAATCTGAAATTAACTATGGAAAAAAACATAAAGAATCTAGAACAACAATAGAAAGTTTAAAATATTTTTCTGAAAAACAAAAACAAAATGTTTATGTATCTGGAAGCATTGAAAATATTATACAACGTCTTAAAGGTTATTGGCAAGAAACGATAAAATTGTTATTTTCTGTTAATTCAATAGTATTTGATACATTTTCAGCAGAATTAATAGGTGTTAATCAATCAGAAGACTATGTTTTAAAAAGTATAAATCTAAGTGAGCTATTAAAAGGTGCTAATGGAGAGTATCCTCAACAGGTTAATCAATATTTTAAATCTAATAAAATATCTAAAAAAGATGTTCAAAATTATATTGTCTCCAATAAAAAGGAAGCTAAATTTAATGGACTAAAAAAAATAATTATGGATAGAATTATATTTTTACCTAAACATTTAGTTCCACAAGCATATAAGGCTGCCGCTGGTAACCGTGTTCGCGAAGAATTAGATGTTTATTATTCATCACTTAAAAATATACAAAAATTCACTACACCCGGAATAGAAAAATATATTACAGACAAAAATCTATATGAACATTGTAAGTCAAGATATGTTGATAAGTTAATTAGTAAAAAAACTAAAAAAAGTAGACATCGAAGTTCCAAAACTAAAAAAAGAAAAAATAAAAAATAAATGTTTTAATTCGACCAAAACGATCAACAATCAATAGTCGTTCAGAAGTTTCTCTTGAAAGAACTTTTAAGTTTAAACATTCATCGTTTGAATGGACGGGAGTGCCAATCATCGCAGCCAATATGGACACAACTGGAACATTTGAAGTATCTTATTGTTTAAAAAAACATAATATGATAACCGCATTACATAAATTTTACGAAAAAAATGATTATATTGTTTCTCAGGAGTCAATAGAATATAAAAATGGTGACAATAATTTAATGGTTTCATCTGGAATAAGCGATAAAGATTTTGAAAAATTAAAAGATATTATGAGTGTATATAATTGTAATTGGATATGTATTGATATAGCAAATGGATATATTTCTAATCTAGTAGAGTATTGTAAGAAAGTAAGAAAAGAATTCCCTAACAAGATTATTGTTGCTGGTAATGTAGTAACGAGAGAAATGGTTGAACAATTAATTCTAGAAGGCGGTGTAGATATTGTTAAAGTTGGAATTGGTCCAGGTAGCGCATGTACTACTAGAATTAAAACGGGTGTAGGAATGCCTCAATTATCTGCTGTATTAGAATGTGCGGATGCTGCCCATGGAGTGGGTGGGCATATTATTTCCGATGGAGGAATAACATGTCCAGGTGATATGGCAAAAGCTTTTGGTGGAGGAGCAGATTTTGTTATGGTTGGAGGACAATTTGCTGGACACGATCAAAATCCTGGGGACATTATCGAAGAAAATGGTAAAAAAATGAAGACTTTCTATGGAATGAGTTCAGATAAAGCACAAGAAAGACATTACGGTAAAATGGAAAAATACAGAGCTTCAGAAGGAAGAGTTTTAAAAATTCCTTACAAAGGTGACTTAAATGACACAATTCTTGACTATTTAGGGGGTCTTAGAAGCACATGTGCTTACATTAATGCCCCAACTATTAAACAAATGTCAAAATGTACAACTTTTATGCGTGTTTCACAACAAGTAAACTCATTTTTTTGTTAAGGATATAATATATAGATAATTATATGGACGAAAAAATATTTATCTTTTTTGTATTTCTAATATTTATTTATTTTATCTATCAAGAATATGGTTTCCAAAAAAGTATTTTCTTCGGAAATAAAGAAGGATTTACTCCTCAAGATGTTGAAAATATAATTCAACCACCTGGTTCTAATCCAATTGGAACAATAGATAAAAAATTTTGGAGAGAAACACAAAATAAAATTGTTAGTAATGGTTACACTGAGAAACAAATTAATAATTTAAAACTATCTGACCCATCCCCTTTAATTCAGAAAAATGGAAATTATCAAGATATGTTAGGAGATTATCCAACAGCTGAAAATGGAAATTATATACTCCCAACTACAGAATTTGGTTATCCAAATGACTATAAATTTACGGTAGACTATCCTTGTAGAAAAACAGCTACTGGTATGTTTACTGATTGTGGTGTATATTCTGCCAATTTAGCTTGGTCAGCAAACCCATATAAAGGTCTTCAATGTAAATTACAGAATTCAAAATCTCCAGATACCAATACTAATTTCAAGAATAGTAGAGAGACGAAATACAAACATGGTGATTTAAAAAGAGGAATTTCTGGTATAGGAAATAGTATGTTAAGATAAAACATATAATTAATCAAATAATTTTAATTGTTTAATTATATTTAACGAGCATACATTAACCCACAATTTCCACCAATAAATGTTAATATATTATATCTTTCCTCATGAATGGTAAGATTATAATTATAATCATAAAGCATCCAATTGGATTTATTAACACCAATAACACCCCCACCTGATGGATCACATATTGTATAAAACTGTGCTGATGGATCCAATGGAGGTTGATATGTAGTAAATTCTAATTGAATATCTTGAAATCGACTCATATTCATTGCTCCTGATGGTTGAAAATCAAAAGGATCATTGGTTAAAGCAAAACTATAAGAATATAACCCGTTTCTTGATATTCCTGAGTCAGCTCTATATTTTTCTACATATTGATAAACACCAGCATCCATAACATTTTCTCTATATTTTCCATCTAATAAAATACCTAAATTTAATAAAATATCTTTTTGATTAGCCGGTGTATAATCGCCTGATGTATGATATCCCGTTCCAAATCCTGTTCCAGGATCATAACCAGGTCCAATACCAACACTAGTAGTTGGATCACATGGAAGAACCCAACCACCACTAGGATCTGCTGGTTGGACTTCTTGTGGTATAAGACTTGAGTAAGCCCAATTAGAATAATTGGTCCATTCATTTCTTAAATGAACATCATTTCTAGCAAAAGTCCAAGTCCATGAAGCAACCATACCCATTGTGTTCTCCAATTTTACCTTTTGATTTCCAGTTACATTATAAAAATTCCATTGATAAATAGATTTAAATAAATATCGTTGTTCTCTAGTCGCAAAAAGTTTAGATTCTTCTTCAGATAAAAAGGCGTATGTTGATAATAAATGAACATCCGCATTCCAGTCAGTTCGTCTATCTGTATAAGAAGCACCTGGTCCTGATAATCCATTTAATGATATATCCGGAGGTGGTTGTAAAAAACGATAAAATCCTTGTAAAGGGTCGTTAAAGTTTGCTTTAATATATGGAAATAAATTTGTCTGGTCGGTAATATCACGAATACAAAATAACTCATTGACTGGACGAATTCTAATGTTTATCTCCAATTCATTGTATTGTAATGCGACTAAAGGGAATGCCATTTTTGCTGCTAATGTGAACCATGTATTTAAAGGCACATATATTTTTCTTCCCCTAATAGAAGGTTCAGGCCCAACAGGATTATCAGTATAGTAAGCATTTGGATAACAATTAAGTCTACCACAAGTATTAGCCGGATCATGTAATTCTTTAGTATGACCAGTCATTTCCTCATATAAAACTCGTTTACTTAAAGTGAAATCTCTTTCAACCAATGCTTGTAAATATTCTCCTGTATATCTATTTAATATTTGACCACCAACAGAAATTTCTATCTCTTGAATCATAATTGTTCCCACATTTTCAATCCATTTAAATTCATAAGGTGCCCAAGTATCACTACAAGTCTGTGGAGGATATATTGGACTCCAAATTGTAGGTAATGTTACTACTAAATATGTATCCATTAATAATTCAGCATACCGTTTCATTCTAAAAGTAAATAATGATGATTCAGTCATTCTTAAGTTTCTCAAACCGTCAAAATCTGTTCGAAATTTTTGTAAACCAAAATTAGTATATTTTTTATATGTTGTTTTGAAAAAGGTTTTTGAAGGATTTCCATTTAAATATACATTTTGATTTCCATAAGATACTATGTTTAATAGACCTCCTGCCATATATATATACTTATCTACAATATTATTTAACTTCATTTAAATGAATAATTATATTTAGTGAAAAAAATGGCTTATAAATTTAATAGTAGAATTTTTTCATAGTCTAATATAAGTATGAAAGAAAAACCGAGTCAACTTATTTCAAAATGGTTGAAGACAGGAGATAAAACTGTCGCAATTAGATATATGTCCTATTTTATAATAGCTATTTTAATATTTGGATTTTGTGGTTATGCTATTACTAAGATGAGATTAAATGATGCTAATTGTGATAATCTCTCAAAAATATATACAGGTTTCCCAAAATTATCATCTTTTAATCCTGATAACGCTGCCTACAAATATTTCCTTCGTGATTATTATATTAAAACCGCATACAATTGTTGTTGTGGTGGTCAATTTAAAAATGATTGGGTTAATGTTTGTGCTTTAAAAACTTGTATTGCTCAAGGTGCTAGAGTGTTAGATTTTGAAATTTATTCAGTTAATGATAATCCAGTAGTTGCTACATCTTCTGTGACAAATTTTCACACCAAAGAAATGTATAATCAAATACCATTCGAAGATGTTTTGAATATTGTGAATTCTTACGCATTTAGTGGTGGGTCCACTCCGTGTCCAAACGATCCATTAATATTACATTTTAGAATATCTAGTAATAATAAAAAAATATATGACAAAATGGCAGACACTATTTATTCCACAATTGAGTCTAGATTATTAGGAAAGGAATATAGTTATGAATATATTGGCCATAATTTAGGAGCAGTTCCTTTAAAAGAATTTTCTCAAAAGGTAATTATTTCAGTTGATAGATCTAATCCACTTTTTGAAGAAACTCCTCTCAAAGAGTATGTTAATATTGCTTCTAATTCTATTTTTCTAAGAGCATCTAGAGAGTACGATATTAAATTTACTCCTGATTCATCAGAACTTATTGAATATAATAAAAAAAATATGACTTTATCTATGCCTGATTTAAGTGCTTATGACAATAATCCATCTGCCGCGTTAAATTTTAGTTATGGATGTCAATGGGTTGGTATGTGTTTTCAAAATTTTGATGCTAATATGGAATTCTATAGTCTATTTTTTGACAAAGTAGGTCATTCATTTGTTCTTAAACCTGACCACCTCCGTTATATTCCCGTTACGGTTCCTGCTCCACCACCTCAAGTTCCTGAAAATTCATTTACTACAAGAACTACTGCTACTGATTATTATTCGTTCAGTGTCTAATTTATATAATACTTTTTCTATATTTATTATATAAATGTCTTCTTGTAAACCAAAATTATCCTTAGAAGAAAAAGAATTAGACATATTACGAGATGCTGTAGACATAGCAGAAAAAAGAAAGGGTAAACAAACTGTAAGCGACCCAGATGTCAAAAAAATCATTGGAATTTTAGAAGATTTTCTTAAAAAGAAAAAATTAATATGTTATGGTGGAACAGCTATTAATAATATATTACCATTAGAAGACCAATTCTATGATAAAAATATTGAAATTCCTGATTATGATTTTTATTCACCAAATGCTTTAGACGATGCTAAAGAATTAGCTGATATCTACTACAATAGTGGATTTCAAGAAGTAGAGGCTAAAGCCGGTGTCCATTATGGAACATATAAAGTATTTGTCAATTTTATTCCTGTTGCTGATATTACTTATTTAGAAAAACCCCTTTTTAAAAGAATACAAAGAGACGCAATCAGAGTATATGGTATTTTATATTGTCCTGCTAATTTTCTTCGTATGAATATGTATTTAGAATTATCTAGACCTGCTGGTGATATCAGTCGCTGGGAAAAGGTTTTAAAAAGATTAATATTATTGAATAAAAATTACCCTTTACGAGGTAAACACTGTGACCCAAAATTATTTCAAAGAGAATTTGAACGAATAGACAGTGACAAACAAGCACAATTATACTATAGTGTTCGTGATGCGTTTATCGATCAAGGTTTAGTATTTTTTGGAGGATATGCTAGTTTTCTTTACTCATCTTATATGCCTGCCAAGCAAAGAAAAATGTTTCAAAAAACTCCAGACTTTGATGTTTTAGCCGAAGAACCTGAACAAGCTGCTGTTATATTAAAGGAAAGATTAGAGGATTTTGACTATAAAGATGTCAAAATAGTAAAACATGAAGGTATTGGTGAGTTGATTGCTCCTCATTATTCTGTGCGTGTTAAAATTAATAATATAGAAGAAACGGTTGCTTTTATTTACAAACCATTAGCTTGCCATAGTTATAATGTTATTAAAAAAGGTAACAAATCTATTAGAGTTGCTACTATCGATACTATGTTAAGTTTTTATTTTGCTTTCTATTATAGTGATCGCGATTATTATGACGAAAATCGTATTCTATGTATGGCCCAATATTTATTCAATGTTCAACAAAAAAATAGACTCGAACAAAAAGGATTACTCAAAAGATTTAGTATTAATTGTTACGGAAAACAAGATACATTAGAAGAAATGAGAAATACAAAGGCGTTAAAATATAAAGAATTAAAGGGAAAAAGAAATTCAAAAGAATATGAATCTTGGTTTTTGCGTTATATCCCATTTGAAGAAAAATTAGATAAGGAAGAAAAAAAACTTGAAAAACAAGTCAAGAAACTCACAAAACACAAAACTACAAAACATAAGAAAAAGAAGACTACTAAAAAGAAGAAGACTAGAAAAAATATTATTGAATTTTTTGATATTATTTAATTTCTTCAAATAAATATATGAACAATAAAACTATTTTTCTTATATTTTTATTTATAATTGTAATCTCTATTTTTTCGTGTAAAAGTAACAGTAAGGAGGGATTCGAATCCTATACTAATTGTATTGAACAGGGATATCCAATGGATTTCTGTATTAAAACACCAATACAATCACAAGTAGACAATGGCTATTGTAGTTGCGCCGATGGATATTTTGGTTCATGGCATATGGATGATGGTAAATGTTATTGTTATTTATTTAATGGATTATTACCCCATAAAATAACAAGACCTTTTCAATCCAAACCATTTGATGGTTATAAATTATTACAACAATGATTTTTTTAATTTGTATATAAAAAAATCAACATCTTTCTTACTTAATATTAATGATGGTCGTATTCTTATTGATTGCTTTCCACATGTTCCTATGTTTATATTATTCTCAATTAATCTTTCTTTCAATAAAATACTATTATCACAATCAAATGCTATAAATAACCCTTTACCACGAATGTTTCTAATTTTTCCAGTCTTATCTTCTAATTCCCATAACTCTCTCATTAAGTATTCTCCTGTAGTTGTTGAATTCTCTAATAACTTTTCATCGGCAATAATTTTATAAATCTCATTACTTAATATTACTTTGAAAGGATCTCCCATCCAAGTATTAAATGTCTGAAATGGACTATCTGTTTTATATTCACTTTTACAAAAGTATCCTGACATTTGCATCTTCTTTGAAAAGGTCATTATATCAGGAAGGTATTTTTTATCGTCTGACCAATATTCATATCCCCATAATTTTCCTGTTGAACCAACTCCAGTTTGAACTTCATCTACAATAAATGTAACATCTTCATCTAATGCTAACTGTCTTAATTTAATAAAATAATCATTAGATGCGTGTCTATCTCCACCTTCCGCTTGAATAGGCTCAATTATCATCCCAGCAATTGTTTTATTTTCTTTTAATATTTTTGCTGTGTCTTCAAGACATTTTTCTTCTTCCAAAATATTGATAAATTCATTTTCATGTAAAGGATATTTTAATTGTGGAAAAGGCGCTACTGGCCAGTTAAAAGCAGGTATATTTATTTTATGCCACGCATTAGACCTTGTTGTTGATAGACAACCCATAGTTCTCCCATGAAAACCTTTCTTAAATGACAAAATAGATATATTTGGTGAACCTGGCTCCCTATTATCTAATGCTGTTTTTAATCTATCCTCCATACTATGTTCTGAATAATTATTACGAGCAAATTTAACAAAAGCTGCTTTAAACGCATTCTCATTTGCCCCCGAACCACATCCACATGCTACATACATAAAATCCAAACCACTCGGGGAATAATTTTTATATAATAGTTCTACATGTTTCTTCCATTCAATAGGAGGATTTACTCCAAGTGCCGGACGATGAATTAACAATTTTTTTATTTCAGGTGATTCAAGATTTAACTCTTGTAATCTCTTATGATTATAACCAACTGGTAATGAACCAATATTTCCATACATATCTAAATATTTTTTCCCATTGGAATCAAATAAATAGCTCCCCTTACTTCTCCCTAGATTAGTAAATAATTTAATATTTCGCGAATCTATAATCCTATGGAATGACATTACTCTGAGTAATTTATAATATATATCTTTATATATAATTTTATTGAAATATTTAAACAGTTAGATATAAAATTATATCTCTCCAAATGTTTTTAAATACTGATATATGTTGTCGAATAAATGGATCTTTCCTCCAACTTTCAGGAAATAATGTGTCTATTTTCAATCCCAATCTGAAAATATAAACCAATATTACATAGATAATTTCTCTCAATCTAAACAATAAAATATCTATTAGTCCCCAGTCATTGACATAACTACACATATTATTAGTGGTATCCGTTTGAAAAAAATTATGAGTATCCATTAGTCCTTCTAATAATCTTGGATAAATATTCTTTTCATGTTTTATAAATATCATCTTTTTTATCTTATCCAAACTCTGAAGATTTAAAAATAAAATCTTTCTATCTTTTTTTGGTTTGAAAATATGAGGAAATGCCCCGTCTATACAACCATCATCATCTGTTAATTTTTTATCTATTAAATATGGAACATAGAGAGATTTTATTAAACAATCTAATAAATCCTCCTTTGATTTATATGTTTTTTTTATTACTTGTTTACCCTTTATTGTATCAAAATAGGTCAAATAAAATTTATTGTTTATTTTACAAATATCATCCTCTTTAATTATTTCATTAAATTTATTCTTAATTGTTTCTATTAATTGTTTCAAGTGTTGATGCTTTCGTAAACATTTGAAAGCATATGTAGAAATATCAATAGAAATATCCATTTTATTCAAAATAAATAATAATCCTAATAAAGCTCCAATACTACACCCAGAAACCCTTTTTATATTTATTTTATCTCGTTGTTCTAATTCTTTAATATAAAACAATCCTCCTAACATATAAATACCATTGAATGCTCCTCCATCTAAAATTAAGTCCATATTTTTCGGTATATTATTTTTTGGAACATTTTTAATTAAACTAGATATAAATGCTTTTAAAGCCATTATTTTAAGTTTACATTAATTTTTCATTTTATATACTTATTCTATATGGATAGTAGACCTTCTTGGAATGAATATTTTAAAGAAATTACTATAACAACATCGAAACGATCTCCGTGTCATAGATTAAAAGTAGGTTGTATATTAGTTAAAGATAACAGAATCATTGCTCAAGGTTATAATGGATTTCTGCCAGGCGCGCCACATGAATCAAAAGTTGTTAACGACCATGAACAAGCTACTGTTCATGCTGAACAGAATACAATTACCGATTGTGCTAAACGAGGTGTTAGTAGCGACAATTGTGAAGCTTTTATTACACATTATCCATGTATTCATTGTATGAAAATGTTATGTGCGGCTGGAATTAAAAAAATTAATTATTTTAATGATTATAAAAATGATCCTCTAGTTAAATACTTTCAATCTATATCTAATGTTGAAATTGTTAAATTGTAAATTTCGCAATAATATCTTTATATTTATCATAATTAACATTTAAACACCACAACCCTCGATCATCTTTTAAATTAAATTTAACACAAATCATCTTTTTATCAATTAAAGCGTTGGACTTACCTGCATATTTTACATTCAATATTTTGATTGAATTAACACATATAATTTTGTCAAATGCTATATAACGATTTTGTATATCTTTATCTCTTCTGGAATAAGAATAATTCTTATTACACTTATTTAAAAGTTCGTGTAGAACAGAAATATTAGACATCATTTTCTTTTATATTAATATTTACTAGTATTTAATTAAAGAGTAATTCAATTTTTTTTGGAATAACATTTAAATCTAATGTATAATTATATGAAATATATCAGTATAATTATACTATTTGTATTTATATTAATACTTATTGTGTTTGATCCTGTAAAAGAAACATTTAGCATTATAGAAGGAGTTCGTGGTCGCGGAGGCGGAGGTCGTGGGGGCGGGGGTCGCGGAAGAGGTGGTCGAGGAAGAGGAAGAAGACATTTCAATAGAGGAGGACGAAGATGGTATGGTGGTAACTGGGGTTATCGTTATAGACCTCCTCCACCAGCTGTTAGATATTATCCTGATTATTATCCTGGATATGCTCCCAGATATGTTCCTTGGCTAACAAGTGCGTATTGGTTTGGAAGTACATGTAAAGATGGATGTACTAATGTGGGTAATGATAGATGGGGATGTCAATTCCCTGGAGGCGGAGCAAATGATTGTGTATTTGCTAGTGATTGTTATGGTTGTGGTTTTTAAATTAATTCTCTTTAAATAAATCATTTTGTAACAAAGAAAAAACCAGAGGTTCTAAATAATCTAATCTATTTTGACATTGTTTTTTTTTAATAACAACACTAACCGCACTCTCCAATTGATCTATTCTTTTTTTAATTTTATCAATCATTATTTCTTCGTCATCAGTGGGATTATTTTTCGGAATATCATCATCAACTGATTTCTTCAAATAAAAAGAATCATTATAAATCATTGATTCTAGTAAATTTAATTTATATCTCATTTTACTTAAATCATTTAAGCTTTCATATTTAACTTCATCAATATAATTTGTCATATTGTCTACAATTGTAATAGGGGATTCTTCCATTATTAATAATAATATCTGTTATACTTTAAATTATTATTAATTAATCTATATTACTATTGGGTAGTTGAGGAATATTTTCAAACATATATTCAATTTTAACCCATTTATCCATATTATTTAAATAATATTGCGCATTTCTCATTGTACACGCCATAGAACATCCTGAATGTCCTTCATATTTAATATTTTGGTAAATTTTATCAGTTAATGGATGCTGTGAAAACATAAATCCTGTATCATTATTATCAAAATTTTTGACAAAGTCTTCACATTCTGCCATCTTTATAGCATTCAAAGCATCCTTTACCATAATATAATCGTGTTCACTTAATTGGTTACTCATTCTCTATTATAATTAATATAAAATAAAAAGCATTTTTTTATATCAATTTTTTTTTCATAGTCTTATAATTTAAATGCTTTGAAGATGTGCCATTGATTTAGATATTACATAATATAACACAGCAAAGAAAATACTATTAAAAATATAACCAGATAAATTAGGATTACCATCTTTATTAAATAGTGCTGGTATAAGAGTAGTTAATTTACTTCTTACAACAGGTAATTGGAAAATAAAATATAGTAATCCAATAATAATAGGAATCTGAAATTCATCATATAAAATCTCTAAAGAATCACGAGAATCTCTATTTTTCATTCTTCTAGCTAAAATTTCTTGTTCGGTATCTGTATTTTGAATATAATCTTCTTGTTCTTTTTGAGGAACATAGTTGGGTTGAATTGCTTCGTCGGCAAAATGAACAGTATTAGTAGGTATATCTCTTGAAGGTAGTTCTAAACCACCACTAGCATTTGCTTGTTGAATACCAGTAACAACTTCATTCATCATCTTTTGATCAGTAATTTCACTTCCTACTGTAGGAGCAGCGGAATTAGGATCATATTGATTAGATTTTTCACTCGTTTGAAGAACAACATTTTGTTCTCCTCCACCACTAACAGGATCAGTCGGTAAATCATTCAGACTCGTAGTATCAGCCATATCTAATATACTAATAAGATTGATAGAAATATATAATTACGCAAAATCTACAGATTTCTTTTTATTATCACATATAATAGATTCAAGTTCATAATTGAAACATTTATTGCCATATTTATATTTCTTATTTTTCATATCATCTAAAGTTGGGGCTACAAAATCAAAACAACCTCGACCTTCACAATTTTTTCTAAATAATGTTGCTAATCCTAGACCTAATAATATTGAAATAATTATTTTTCCTGTTTCTGTATTAAAAAACTTCTTAATTTCCATATATAATATGATAATATAAACTATAATTGAATTGGTATTTCTTCAACATCATTTGAACATTTTACAATATTCTGTTTTAATTGAAAACAATTATTAACTTTGTCTCTAAATTGAAATAAATGCTTGTTATCATCAGTAGGATAAACAGTTATTTTATCAGGAGTTGGATTAGTAAAGTAAACATATAATATTCCAAATAAAAAACTTATTAAAAACGCAGGTAAATTAATTAATCTCATTTATAATAATTATTTATTAAAAATTTATTATAAATTTAATTTAATCTCCTATATTGTAATTATCATCGTCATAATCATCATCATTAACAATTATATTTTGGTTTAATAAATTAGCAGGAGGAGGTTCTAAAGGCGATGTTGAAGATACACCTTCAGATGTTTTGGCCACAGATGAATCTATAGGTGATGTTTCTGATAAAGTATTATCTTTCTTATATTGAGGTATTGTATTTAGATCAACTACAAATATCTCACCCGTATTTTTATCTATAGCAACTAGTTCAGGATGGCTAGGAGCGACATAAATCATTTCTTGTTGGTATTTTTCTTTATTATTTGATGCTTCAATTGATATCTTTTCATTATTTTCAATAATTCCTTGATTTACATCGTAATTATTTTCATTAACAATTATCTTATCTCCAAACATTATAATATCTTTGTTACCATATTGTCCATCAGAAGCATTAACAATTCTTTTAATTTTTGGAATAGTTTCTTTTGATTCTTGTTTTGATTCTTGTTTTGATTCTTCTTCGTCATCACCCCAATCAAAATCATCAACTTGAAGTCGTCTACCCATATTTTTAAGTTCATCCGTATTAACCTTTTCTGAATTATCGCCAGTTTTATTAATTTCAAATGTGTCAACAACTGGTTCTACAAAGGTATCTAATAATTGCGAAATGGTATACCGTTTTTTAATTAAATGGTGTGTATTATCATTTTCATTAAATTCCATAGCATAATATTTATATTTTAAATTATTTAAATCCTTTATAACAGGCATTAACTCATCTTGATAAACAACAATCATATCTTTAATAAGATTAATTTGACCGGATTCATTGAATTCATCAACTGTATTTTTAATTAGTTCTATTTTATCATAATATAAATCTAAATCAATCTTAATTTGTGTTTTATTATCAAGATTTTCGATAACTTTAATAAATTTAGTCCTGTATTCCATCAAACTTTCTAAATCATCGGACAATTCCTTTTTTAGTTTTTTAAATATATTTAATACTGTCGATTCATTTTCATAACCAAATAATAGATCTAATTTAGTTGTTATAATATCAGTTTTACTATCATCAACTCCGACTTGAAATGCGTCTATTAATTCATGTAACGGAACAAATTTTCCTGTATTTATTTTAATATTTAAAGAACATGGATTTGTTTTATCACCACAAATAGCAGATAAAATACCATCATTATTTTCAAAAATTGTCCCAACTCTTCTACCACAATTCATACAATTCATTTTAACTTTAGAATAAGCTTCTTGTTTTTGTTTTAACGATAATTCTGGATTTTTGATAATTTTATTAATTTTTTCTTGTTTCTTAACTTCATAATTATGTTTAATTGAATAATATTGATTTAACTTTTCAAGATATTCAGGGCTTTCTTTATCTTGAGGAACAATAGTGCTATCAGAAGTTAATTCTATTGAATCCATACTAATATTATCTTCTTTACTAGTCATATAAACTAAGCTAATATTTTTCTATTGAAAAATTGAACTTCGGGATTATTTTGCCAATTAGAAAGGTCGGACATCATATGATTCATTTGATTTTTTTTATAGTCCTGCATAAATCTTAATTTATTTAACAAGTATTCTTGTTCTTTTCTTTTTTTTTCTTCTTGGAGCTTTAAATCATTTTTATTTTTGTACTTTAAATATAAAGTTATTCCTACTACAAGAATAAATGCTAACAATAGCCCTAAATTATACAATAAATTATAATATTTAGACTTAAAATTGTGACATTGTTCTAAAGTAGAACTCATAAAATACTTAACTCCGGGTTCTATTAAACGAGGTCGAATATTTCTTAATGTGTCCATTAAATTATAATCTTATTATTTCAAATTAAATTATACATATTTATTATATGGCATCAGCAGACCCAATAGCATCAATTGTATTTTTTTTAATATTAACTCTAGCATATTCTATATTTAAGTATTACACTAAATCTCCTAGTATGATTAAAATATGGACTGGAATTTATTTTCTAGTATTAATTATTGTTCAGTTCTTTATTAATTTAGGATTAACAAATGAAATATGTGGATTCACACAATATAATGTTGCTCTAACAACAACGCTTGTTCCATGGTTATTTATATTTGGATTATTAAATCTATTATTAATGGAATTTCCTAGTTGGTTAAGTCCATTTTCTAATACTATTGGTTATTTATTTGCTTATGTAACTGGTATTAATGAGTTTTTTAAAGGTATTATAAAAGATAGAAAGACCTTAGACCTTGGACCTCAAAAAGCAGAGATGATAACTGCTATTAACAATGTATATGAAGATAAATCACTAATTATTAATTCAATGACTATTGATAACCTACCAGAATGGTGGGAAACAATGAAAAAGGGTGGTTTATTAAAATCTGGTGTAGGACAGCGACACTATGATGAATTAATGGAATACATTAAAATGAAAACAGAAATAGCTGAATTTATGTGGTATGCCTTAACCGGGACGTTAGTAACATCAGTAAGTTATAATTATATTCTAAATTCAGGGTGTACTCAATCTGTTGCGGAAATGGAGAAGAGACACGATGAATTTGTTCAACAAGAACAAGAAATGGCAGAAGCACAGCAAAAGAAACAAGATGGTCAAATAATTTACAAGACATATGAGTAAATAATTTACCTAAATTTAGGAATTGTAATATAATACAAAACTAATAAATATGATAATATTCCTAAAACTATACTTAATAACCATATTGGCAATATAGTTTTTCTTCTTTGTCCTAATCCAAATTCTCGTAAAGATCCGTCTTTGTTATAGAGAAATGGTGGTTGAAAATAATTTAAACATAGAAAAGATACTAAAAAAATCAATATCGCAAAACTGTTTATATTTTTTCTCATAAAAGCATAATTCATTATATATATATTATTAATACTTTTTCGATAATAATATATTTAATTTAATTTATTTTATTCAATTATAGTATAATGGATCAATCTGATACCTTTCTTCAAACTCCCTTTGCCCCTTTAGGAAAAATATACTGTGACTATTTTTACTATCTTACGATTATCAATTTTATTCTTTTAGTATACATCCTTTTATCTGCTTTATATGTCTTCTTTTTTGACAAAAAGAAGGAATCTATTTTCCAAATTGTATTAGTTTCCCTTCCTACATTCCTAGCATACTTCACTAATAGACTACTATACTCTATGTGTGTTGGTTCTACTCAAATGTAATAATTTTTATATAATCATTAAATTTTATATAAAAATTTTACTTATATTGGTCTTTAATCTCATTATTTAAATATGTATTTTTACCAATTGCCCTTATTATTTTATTTGTTTCTTTTTCATCGTCCTCAATAGATGTCATTGAATTAAATACTAGTTTAGTTAACTTTGTTTGTAAATCCTCATCTTGATCCCAACCAGTATTTACATCTTGCCATTTATTAATCATTGTTCTTTGTTTAAGAGCTATTCCCTTAATTCCATGTAATAATTTATTTAACTCGGTATCTTTTTCCCAAATATTATCATCTTTAATATACATTATTTTTCGTTTAGCATCAGTACAATGAATTGGGCGTTCTAATACATCCATATTATTTAATCCATCTACAACCATATTTGTAATTGTTTTTGTTAGCCCATTTTCAATAGTACAATTATATGTTTCATTTGTTATTGGTAATGTATCAATAAAGTCAGTTAAATTCATAGCATTTTTACAGTGTTCATTTAAAAACATACTAATATTAAATTGATTATTATTAGTAGTATTATTAGTTATGGTATTATGACTATTCGAATATCCTTTTATTTGGGGTATTAAATCAATAAAATTTTTTTGAATATCTTTATTTTCTTTTAAAAGTAATAAGACTAGTTCTTTAAAATCAGTTTGATTTTCTTTACATATTTCCAAAACTTGAGAATTTACTTCATTATTTCCTTCCGCAACCAAGCAGTTTTTTTTATGACGATATAGACTACTATGTTGCTTATATATTTTTCCACAATCACAACTGTAAAATGCTAAGGCGTTTTTTTTAGGCGTTTTAACGCCAGACGGTGATTTAGCCCGTGAATCATCTGAGCATGTAGCATTATGTAGCATTTTTGTAGCATTTTTATGTTTTGTAGTGACTAAATGTCTATTCCATTCACTATTCTTCCTACATTCAAAGGAGCAAGATTCACAATAAAATTTTACGGCGTTTTTTGACGCCGAAAATGTAGCATTTTGTAGCATATATATGCTACACACAAAAAGTTCCTAAATCGTTTTCGAATATTTATATTTTTTTTCAATAACAAAATCAGAATTATTTTATTTGGATTCTTACCTTTATGCTCTCAACCACTTTTTTACAACTTTTCTCAATCCTATTTCCAATATTTGAAAATGGACATACTTTTTTGATGTCCTTTTTTGATTTTCCGATTTAGGTCTGTGAAAAAAAGTACAAATGAAAATACCTACAAGTATCATTGACAGTTCACTTTTTTCAGTTGAAATTTCTATACTACATAATGTAGTGAATATACTACATCATCTAATAAACGAATTTTTAATTATCATCATAATTTCTCTCTTGATATCAAGGTAAATCTACTATTATATCCCTCTAATTCACGAAATCCATTTTTTAGGTTGTGTATGTTTGTCTTTTCGAGGATAAAATATCAAATATATAAATTATTTAATATAATATAATTTATAAATTATTCTTCTTCGAATTCTAATCGATAATCATCATCATTTTCTTCATTTTCACCTATATCATCATCATCATCGCGTATATGTGACATATCATATACTTCATCTTCTATTCTTTGAACTGTAGTCTCCGTCTCTTGGTGTTCTAGAGTCATTATATCCCTATCTGCTGTTACTGCTTGTTGTAATAATCCTGATTCTTCCCACTGTTTTTCCATTAATTGCTCTTTTTCTCTATCTTTACGTTCTTCATCATAACTCTTGGCGACATATTGTGTCAAACCCTTTTGTAATCCTTTATTCCATCTTTCTAAACGATGATTCTTAAATAGATTTTCTATTTCACGATGCTCTCTATCCATATCTCTCAATGTTGAGGTTATCTTATGTCTCTCTTTATCTTTCTTTCTATTAATCTTTTCTTTTATCATATCTACATTGTAATTAATTGTGGATTTATTCTTTTTGAATATGTTTAACATATTAACTGATATATTGGCTATTTTCTCTCTTATAGACTTCTGTTCACCTCTAACAACATCTAATTCAGTAATCTCATCTAAATCATCACTTTCGTTTATTTCCGTAGTTACAATAATATCTTCTTCCGCTGGAGGTATAATCATTTCTCTCAATAATGATTTATCATCAGTTAATTCAAACATATGTTTGATCATAAATAAAAAGAAATACTTGAACAATTGATAAGTGGTTCTATTATCTAATATAGAAAATGTTTCCTTATTATTTAAATGAATAATAGACGCATATAAATTAGTGTATTCTACTAATTTTAAGAAATCTAATAATTCTCTCTCATTTTTCTCTAGATAAGGTATTATAGTTGGGTCTTTATAAAATTTTTCAAACGATTTATAATGTGATTTAATAATTTCTTTCACATCATTATTGTGATCTTTTGACAATTTCCAATGGGTAGGAATTTTAATTTCTTCATAATTTACTTTATTTATAATAATATTTGGAAATACATTAATATATTCATATATTGAATTTTTAACAAATGAAATAGCTCTATATAAAGTTTCATCTTCAGCACTAGTAAAATAGTCATTTCCATTGATATTAAATTCCATAATATTGCTGATAAATTCAAACAATTGAGCTTTATTAGATGTATCCGAAAATTTATTTAAATAATCAAAAACATATTCTTCTAATATTTTAATATTCTCTCCAAGATAATTTCTTAATTCTCTAATGTCACTATTACCTTCAACATCATCAATACTATAAGTATCTAGAACATTTTTATATAATGTTAAAAAATCTGGTCCAAGAGAATTTTGAGATTCTATCATATGATCAATTAAGTTTCTAATTTGAGATAAACATGATGGCACTGAATGAGCCATATCTAATGGAATAATATTTAGTTTATTAACAGCATTTAATAACTGGTTAAAAGCTTCTATTGAATAAGAAACATCGTGTTTTTTCATAATTTCAATATTCTCTTGTAATGTTTTTTGTTTATCATATGATTCTGGTTTAGTCAAACAATAATCCAATAACTTATTATTTACTGGTATTTCTGTATTATAACGACAGAACTCAATAAATCCTTGAATAATAGTAGATTCAGAAAATTCACTACTAACTAATGGAAACTTAATTTTACTGTTTTGAGGATCTACTAATAAAGTAGGTTGCGCCATATTAGCCATATCAAAATTAATATTATGTAAATAAGAAACTATATCATTATCTTTGATAATTGATGGTTCTTTTTTAGTAAAATAGTCGATAGTCTTGTATTCTCCACTATTACAACAGGCATTTTGAAGAAACGGAACTTTACTTGAATTTGTTAGTATAGGATTTTCCTTTGAAACAGTCTTTTGGATTGATTGAATAATGGCCATTGAAAAGTATATCATCTTGGATTGAATAACTCTTATTTTTTCAAACTGATCTTTTGAACCAGTTTTAATATCCTCTTTGAATGAATTTCGGAAACTATTATCAAGGTTAGTTGGAGTTTTATTTTTAATATCTTGTAGTGGAGGTAGAAAGTTAATCCAATTTTTAATATCATGTTCAATAGGAATAAAATCATCTTTATTTTGTAACAAATAGTTCTCTTTTTCGTTAACCAAAACCTTTATTTCACTTTGTTTCAAAATATATGAGTCTAATGTTTTTTTTATAACAGTAGTAATCTTTTCAACAGATTTTGGTATAGCTTTCCATGGATAAATATTGGTTTTAATTCCCGATGATACGCAAGCAATGTATATAATATTCGACAAATCTTCTTCACCCATAAGAGGATAACCAATTAATGATCGTTTACAACCAGGAAAAGTTTTATTAGATTGAATTGAAGGAATAGATACAGTAATATAGAGAGAAATATACGCCAATGTAAAAGACATTAATGATTTATTAAAAATATCTTTATAAGATGGTAATTTTTTCCCCTCCTTTATTTTACTTTTAATCTTTTCTTCATAAACATCTTCAGAATCGACAGTTTCATCTAATGCTTTTAATGTGTGTTGAATAATATCATCTCTATAGTTATCTAATACAATACCCATATTGTTGGAAATGGTTGAAATAACATTATTAATAATTTTTCCTTTGGGATTAGCTAATAATTCTTTTTTAATTAATTTCTTTTCATTTGGTGTTTGAAATAACGCATCCCCCGCATTTTGTTCTAATATCTCTCTAGACTGTGATTTGAATCCACTATCTTCATATCCTTCATCAGTGCTGAGAGCAATCTTTTCAATTTCAAGACCACTATGTTCATCTACAATACGGTCATCTACTTCAACACCTTGACTATTTTTTATTTCAGTAATTGTTTGAAAATAATTACCATCTTCGACAAAGACACTAGCCAATGTGTATATAAAGGTTGGTAATAATTTATTATTAGTTTCATTACAATATAACCAATATTCACAAGCACTTTCACAACTGTCCGTTTTACAATTTTTTTGTATATCTACATCTGGATTCATTGGTCTAGTATATTTTCTAACAAATTTAACAATATCATGTTGTTTCTTAACAAAATCACCTTGACCCATAATAACATTTAATAAACCCGCAACTGGAGAGATAATTTGTTCTTCATTTTCCAAATTTTTAATTAGCTTTATTTTATCATCTTCATATTTATATAGTAAAAATTTATTAATAGTTCTAAGTTTTTCTAATCTATATATTTGTGACTTCCAAATTTCACCTATTTTCTTCTTATTCATTTCCATATTCTCAGTATATGTGGAGTCAAATTCATCAAACATTTCCTTTATTAATTCTTTTTTAATAAGTTCAGTGCCATATTCATTATCAGCACATTTTTTATCAATTTGAATACATTTCTGTTGGATATTACAAAATAATTCATTAGAACCGAAAAATGAATTATCAGGGATAGTTTCATCTCGAATCCATTTATCATCTTCTCTCTTATAATAATAGTAAACAACATTATCAATATTATCAATTTCCAAGACAGCATATTGTCCATCTTTAATAAGTCGTTTTTTATCAATCATCGAGGTAGCTTCGTATACAGCATCAGGTCGTTTTAATCCAATATTTTTAATTAACTCATCAACTAGAAAATTTTTAAAAACAACATTTTCCATTTCAGATTTTTGTGACTTATATTCATCCAAAATATCATAGACAGTAGGGTCATATTTTTTATCAAAATAAAGAGGAATTCCATCATCTGCTGTCAAATCTTCTAGTGATATATATCTTTTTGCCAACACATATTGACCACATTCATTATCTTGTTTGGCTTTATCTAATTCTTTTTTATATTCCTCATTCTTTTCTTCTAACAAATCGTCAAAATTGAATGGAGTATACAAGTCAATATTTAATAATGTCTGTGTAGTATTAAAACATTCAGCATAATCCGATATATTCATATATTTAATAATTTCTGAAGGAGATAATACAACTGTATCGGAAAGTTGACCGACAAATCTTTTTCCTGCGGTATTTAGTCCATAAGCTTCTAATACAACAGATCCACTCTCTTTTCTTCCTTCTAAAATTTTGTAAAGTATAGATGTATACATAAATCTAGGAGTTGATTCTAATTTATTAAACAATTCTTGATTTTTAACAAAATTACTTTTATATGATAATATTTCGGTTTCAATATATTCTTTAATTTCTTGATATTGCATAAAAGAAATATCATCAAGATAAACTAAGAATGGCTGTAAATATTCTACAACAGTAACGAGAGATAACTTACCATTAATGTATTTCTTAATAAGATTGAATAAAATTCTAGTTTTGGGTATAATAACATTAAGGAATTTTTTAAATTTATCCGGGTCATTATTCTCCTCACTAAGTAAATATTGTGTTTTATGTTTTAAATAATTATCTTCCTTGAATTGGAGTGGTGACTCTATATTGTTAATATATTTTCGTGTTACAGATGTGTTTTCACGAAAAAGTTTCCAATATTTTAAAAAGTGAGTATTTAAATTGGATTTATCTATAATAGATGTTCCTGGAAGATTAATATTGGAAAATCTGACAATAGGTTCCCTTAAAGTGAGTATGGAATTAACTGTAATAGTATCATTAGGAGTCATAGGAATTATTTTTGTTTTCATTTTAATAGATGTTAATTCAGTTACTTGAAGTTTAGATAATCCAAGATTATATCTAGTTATTAAAAATCTTTTTCGCTTCATTTCATCATTTTTACATACAGAAGAATAGAAATCGTCAAGATTATCAATAACAGTGTCAAAATTTTCTAATACAGTTTGTTTTGTTAAAGCTTGTGGATTATAATCAACATCAAATGGAGTTAATGAGGGTTGAAGCTTATTCATATATGTAGAATAAGAATCACTGTTTGTTTTATACATTTCTCTAATATCATATTGACTAGTTAATGTTTCTGCTAGAGTTAGTGAAACAACATCATTTGATTCATTAATTTGTTCGAGAGAAATATCTAAATCATACAATTTTTTAACATTTTGTGCAACGGGTAAAATCCAATTTAATTTATAATTTAAATTATTAATTTTATCAACAAGAGGCTTATAATCAGCGCCTTTAAATAATGGTTTATTAGCATTTCCATTATCATCAAAAGTAGAATAATCATTTCTCAATTGTTTAAATCTCTCAATCATAATATGAATATTGTTTAATACACTTCTAGTTCTTTCAGCATTAGGAATAGATGATAGTAAATCGTCAAGTAATTCATTTGTTTGAGTTTCAATACCATATCTTTTTTGTTCCTCTGGGACTTCTTCTTCAGTAGTAATAGCAGCTAATTCGGGGCCAAATTCGATTTGGTCTGCTTCCAAAATAATATCCTTAAGTTGAGTTTTTATAGTTTCAACAGGAATTTCAACAGGAATATCTACTGAAGTTTCCACATACTCAGGAACATCATTATCATCTGAATCAATATCATCTAGATTTAATTGTTTACTCTTTTCTCTCATATCTTCCATCTTATCTTCTTCTTTCTCTTTCTGAAGAAACTCGGGCATAGACCGAACAACGATTTCTTCAATAGGAATATTTTCAGGAATACCTTTATAACCAAAATCAATGTAAATTAATTCCTTTTCATCTTTTTCATTGACTATTTCTACTTCTATCATATCTTCTTCCAAGTTGGTAATTTGGCCAGTAATAGGAATATCTCCAGCAAAATGAATGTCAATCCATGTATTGGGTAACAATCCATTTTGTCGAGCATATCCTCTAGATTCCGGACGGCTTAATATATCAATATTATCGATACTCTCATCGGCAAGAGTTCCGTCATCATTAATATTTAAAGTAATAGTATTGGAGTTTTCAGGTTGTTTAATATTAATTTTTTTGTCATTTATAAAATCAATAACAAATATTTGCTCATTTAACTCGGGATTAGTTGGAGCAGATATTTGAATAATATCTCCTAATTGTAAATAAATTTCATTTGATGTAGCCATTACTTTATATTTACAGTAGAAATTATTATGAATTACGAAAAAATTGATTTATAAAATCAATTAAAGAAATAATGATAGTATAAGTAAGATGTCGTATAGTTTAAGCAATATTTCACAAATTGATGGTTTACTATTCGATGGTGAGAATAGAAGTCAAATAGCAAAGTCACTAAATTTGAAACATAATGTATGGAAGCATAAAAACGGAATAAATTACCATATTCTAAAGTATGACAAAGAATGGCTAAGTAGAGATAATGTTCCTTCAATAGGGTTATTAAGATCATTAATCTTTAAGGATGATGGAACAGTAGTTTGTTTCGCTCCACCTAAGTCATATAATAGTGATGATTTGACGATAGATCCTAATATGGAATATAGAGCTGAAAAATTTATTGAGGGAACTATGGTTAATGTTTTCTATGAGAAGGATACTCAGACATGGGAGATAGCTACTAGAAGTAGTGTAGGTGGTGAGATGTGCTTCTTCATGGAAAATGGTTTTAAGGAAAGTGATACATTTAAATATATGTTTAATGAAGTGTGTGAGCATATTGGATTAAATTTAAATGATTTGAACAAGGATTATGTTTATAGTTTTGTAATGCAACACCCAAGAAATCGTATTGTTAAAATTATCAAGGAAATGAGATTATATTTGGTAGATGTATATCAAATTGTAGAAAATAAGACAATTAATATTATTTCTATTAAGGATATGAGTTTATTTGGAATTAAGGAGAATACTGTTCTAACTGTTCAAGTAAACCCAATTAAGAATAAAGAGGAATTGGAATTATGTAAAGAAACAGCCGCATCAGTAAATACAAATTATAGCACAGTAGGAGTAATTATTAAAAATAATTTAGGTCAACGATATAAATTTAGAAACCCTAATTACGAACATGTTAGACGACTTAGAGGTAATCAACCAAAGCTTCAGTTTCAATATTTAAATCTTAGACAAGCACCTAAGGATAATGAATACCAAACTCAGAGTAAGCTAACAGAATATTTAAAATATTATCCGGAACACAAAGCAATGTTTAATGAATTCAGAAATATTCTTCATACATATACTAATGGGTTATTTACCAACTATATTAGTTGTTATATTAAAAAGGAAAAGGAATTGAAAAATTTTCCTGAAAAATATAGAACACATATGTATAACCTTCATCATGAGGTATTTCTAAAAGAATTATTACCAAAAAAATCATATGTAACAAAAGCGGTTGTTATAGGTTATTTCAACGGTCTTCATCCAGCAAAACAAATGTATGTATTAAATTATGATGTAAGAAAAAATTATATTGCCAAGGAAAAATTTGATAATAGTAAACCAGTAGAATTATCAACACAAATTACAGATGAATCTCAATAAGATAATAGATAATAGATAATAGATAATAGATAATATATAATAGATAAAAAATTATTATAAATATTTTTTTATAATAATTTTTGTTTGTAGTTTTTTAAATTACTTAAATTTATTTTGGATGTTAGTAAAAGTGCTAATAATATCCTCTGCCGCCTGAATTAGATTTTGTGAAACTCTAGCAATATCTTCATCTTTATTAAATGCCATTCTAATAACACCATTGGGAATGTGAGGATGTGGAACACAGAATCCAACAAATGATAAACTTTCATTACCTTCATAAAATCTTTCATATAGGAAATAATTGAGAGCACCTCCTAAGGTATAGTCTTCATTTTTTAATGTAATAATAAATTCATTTTCAACAGTAGAATTTGTATTTTTTTCAATAATAATATCCTTAGTATCTGATTCATCTGTAAGGTCTTTAATGAATTTATTACATTTTTGAATCATAATATCACATGCCTTGTAGATTATATTGAAATTAGAGAATACACCCACACTTTCAACGATGAAATCGAAACTATTAGGAATAGTAATTCTTTTGGCCTCTAACAAGAACCAATTAGCTTTTTGGAAATCAATTTCTTCTTGTTCAGTATTAGATTTAACAAGTTCTTTTTGTTTATCGTTCCAAACATCATTGGCTTTTACAGCATCAACCGTATTTCCATAAGCACAAGCAGAGACAACATTATACATACCATCTTCTTTGGCAGTTCCAATATCAAATGGAGATGTAAATTGGATATGTTCTCCATCAATATTTTCCGATAATTTAGGGCGCAATCGAGTAATAGGAATATAGTCACCAGTAATTTGATTTGGAGGAAATAATTCCTTAACAGCTGTAGGCGATAAATATTTATCTGTTTCAATATTTTTAACTTTAAAATCTTCAGTTGTTAAGAGTTCAATAACATCAGAATCATTTTTTTTATCAACTTCTACAACATATTCTTTATAAGGGAAGTCGACATCAGTAATATGAATAGGTATACAACCGATTCTTTGTTTAATAATTTCATTATTTAATCTAGTTGTATTAGAAATAATATCAATTTTACTTTCACTATGAGGAAAAGCTCTGAATACTAATGTAGGTATTTCAGATAGCACGATTCTTCGTAATGAATTTGCTAAACTAAAATGAATATCACTTAATGTAAAATTTAATACATTAGACTCTTCAGAAGTAATTGTAATCTTAGGTTCCATCATCATTGAATATATATTATATTAATAATTATTTTATTAAATCAATTTTTTAATAAATTAAATAAGTTTAAACATTATTATAAAAATTAATTATTAATATAATGAGTAGCATATTATATTATAGTAATTATTGTGAAAAGTGTAAAGATCTACTAAGATTAATTGGAAAAAGTGATTTAAAAAACGATATGCATTTTGTTTGTATTGACAAAAGATTTAGAGATCCTCAAACAGGGGGGATTTATGTAACTTTAGAAACACAACAAAAAATATTATTGCCTCCACAAGTTCAGAAAGTTCCAGCTATGTTATTATTAAAAGAAGGAAACACTGTTATATTTGGGAACGATGTAATGAATAAAGTGAAACCTCGAGAAGAATATTCAGCGGCAAAGGCAACAGGATTTAACGGAGAACCACATGCATCTAACGGAGAACCATCGGCTTTTTCTTTAGGAAATGATAACATTGGTGGATTTGGAGTAGCGAGTGATAATTTTAGTTATTGGGACCAAGGGAGTGATGAATTATTAGCAAAAGGAAATGGTGGAACACGTCAGATGTACAATTATGCTACAGTGGATCATAAAACAGTTATAGAAACACCAAAGGATGATTGGTCACCAGATAAGGTTGGAGAAACAGCAATGAAAGATATGGAAGCAGAGAGAAATAAAGACTTACAAATGCAACAAATGAGTAAACAAGGTGGACAAAGAGGAATTTAATATTGTAATTAAAAATAATTTAAATATTATTTAATATCAAAATTAAATGGATAAAAGTACAATCCTAAAGGCATTTAATACCCAGTTTGAAGAATTTTTAGAAGACATATCAGTATTATTTCCAAGTAATAACGATATACGGACATCTAAGACAGGGTTATTAATGTTAAGAAAGGCGAATCCCAAAAAAATCGTAGATGTATGGTACAGATATATATGTGTAAAATATGAGGAAGAAATAGAAAAGGAAAACTTAGAATATTTTTTAACAAAGGATTATAGTGGTGATTTAAAAATGGATGAAGGGGGTGCTAATAAAGTATTGGAAGCCATTGATAAGATAAGACAACCTTTAAGAGAATTAGAAACAGAAAATAAGAAAAAATGTGTCCAATATTTAAAAAATCTTAATACTCTATCAAAAATATATAATAACTAGTTTGATTTAAACAAAAATTATTAAGATAATTTATATATGTCTAAATCAAGTGCTGAAGACCAATGTCAAAGTGAGGATGTTATACCTGAAGAATTTATTAAGGTCATTTATGATTTAATAAATGATATCTTATTTACATTCCCTGAGTTCAAAGAGAAGTTACATATTGACTTATATAATATTAAAGAGTCTAAAGACGAAAGTAGTATTCGAAATGTATATGAACATATCAAAACAGTATTTCCTGAGAGATTTTTTGACATATTATACAAAAATGAGGATATGTTTAAATCTAGTGATATAAATACCGAATTTCTACCTGGTATTGATTTTACAGAATTATGGGCAGATGATATTAGTGTAAAAACAAAAGAGGTTATTTGGAAATATCTTCAAGTAATTTTATTTTCAGTTATTGGAAAAGTAAATTCAGAGGATTCTTTTGGTGATACAGCAAAATTATTTGAAGCAATTAACCAAGATGAATTAAAGGGAAAATTAGAGGAGACAATGGGTAATTTACAGAATATGATGGATGGAAGTAGTCCTATAATAGATGTGTCTGGTGTAGATCATTTACCAAATCCAGATGATATTCAAGATCATATTAATGGATTATTAGATGGTAAACTAGGAAATTTAGCTAAGGAAATTGCTGCTGAGACAGCAGACGAATTAAATATTAATGCAGGTGATGCCACTTCTGTAAATGATGTATTTAAAAATCTATTTAAAAATCCTACCCAATTAATGGGACTTGTTAAAAATGTAGGAGGAAAGTTAGATAGTAAGATTAAATCAGGAGAAATTAAAGAAAGTGAATTAATGCAAGAAGCAAGCGACTTATTAACGAAAATGAAAGATATGCCTGGGATGGGAGATATTCAATCGATGCTCAAAAAAATGGGAATGGGTGGTGGTCAAGGTGGAAAAGTAAATTTAGGTGCTATGGAAAACGCTTTAAATCAAAATTTAAAGAGAGCTCAAATGAAAGAGAGAATAATTAAAAAAAGTGAACAAAAACGCCAAGAGCAAGAACTAGAAAAACAGAGATTGGCGCACTTAGCAAGTCTACCTAAACCTCCACCTTTAACAGAAGCAGAATTAGAACAATTGGTGTTTTCCATAGAAGGTGAAAAACCAGAAAAATCTATGAGAGGTGCTGGAGGAGAGAATAAATCTAATAAGAAAAAGAAAAAGAAAGGAAAGAAAAAATAAATAATTAAGAATATATATAAATGGCAACAGAATCCACTAATATTTGGTTAAATGATCCATCAGTATTATTTAAAAAAGGGCAAATTAATCAGTTATGGCCAAAAGAAAAAATGTCACAAAATGAAAAAATTAATGCTATTACAAGATTAGTAATTATATTAACAATTTTAGGATTTTTAATTACTCAAGCATATAATTTTTTCTTTACGGGTTTAATAACTTTAGGTGTAATTGCCTTTTTATATTATGCTCGTGAATATAAAAAAGATGAACCTAGTGATGAAAAAGAAGGATTTACTAATCCAAAGATTTATGAGGCTTTAAAAAGTAATTTTACAAATCCTACTAATAAAAATCCATTTATGAATGTCCTTCTACCTGAAATAAAAGATGATCCCAAAAGAAAGATGGCAGCTCCTGCATATAATCCGGCTGTTGAAAAAAAAATAAATAAAGACACCGAAAATTTTGTAACATCTAATTTTGACAATGATCCTGATATTAAAAAGAAGCTATTTTCAACTTTAGGGGATAGTTTTGAATTTGAGGACTTTGGACAATACAACTTTTATGCTACTGCTAATACGAGAGTTCCTAATGACCAAAAAAGTTTTGCTGAATTTTGTTATGGAGGAATGATTTCCGCAAAGGAAGGAAATGATTTTGCTTTATTACAAAATGCCCCAAGAATGGGAAGTATTGCTTGGCAAAATTAAATATATATATTTAAGAAAAATATTATTAAATATATATATACAAATGGCAGCTTTTACACGAGATTTTACATTTGA